TTAATTAAATTATCCCAACCATGTTTGCGAATTGCTTTGTATAAAGTTTGTTCTTTGCCTGTTTTAGCGCATGATTTATGCGCAAACATTCTTTGTTCAAAATTCTTTGCAATACCGACATAGCCTTCTATGGCTAAATTAGTATGCTCAGGCAAATGAATCCAATATACAAACATATTTAAAAAATCAAGGGTTTGTAAGGTCTTAATAAGGCATGAAAACCTAACGGAATTTCTTTTAACTGATTGTCCGTAGTGTTGCTTCGATTGTTATACAAATGGGTAAACAAAAGCAAGCCCGCTTGTTTAATTACGGGGTATGTTTGCAACGGATTAGGTGCGGTGGTGTACTCGCAAATAATCGGTGCGGTCATTTCGCTATTGATGCTTGTTGGCAAACTTTGAATGATTACTTTGTTTCCACTTGGGTCATAGTAATATTCAGTAGAAGCAACTACCGTCAAAACAGGCGGTGTATTGTTATTCCAATACGCAACACGGTTTATCGTCACACCCGCCAAATTTGGATATTGGTTTTGCGATACTTCAGGCAAATCTAAACATACTGGCGAATTTGCTAAATTTTCAGCACCATACCAAACACGGTAAGTAACTGAAAAAATAGAAAGTCCTAAGTAATCTTCAATGGCTTGGCGAACGGCAAGTTCCAACGATTGCAAATAACCATCTTGGGATTCATCCTCAAACAAGTTAATTTGATTGGTGATTTCATCCATAGTCAACCAAGGGGTGACTACATCTCGACCGATTTGTTCCGCTTTCACATAATTAAATGGATTGCGGGTAGCCGCCCCGTAGGGCGCACCAAGTAATTGGCTATCTACTGACATTTAAGCCCCCTTTAGGCGGCAGACATACGAACGCCCGCAAATGGGTCGCGCACCGTGCTTACCATGCGTTTTTCCGCGTACATGGTCACAAAACCTGCCTGTGTTTGTTCAAACATTTGCACGGACATTTGTTCGGTGTCGCCGATTGTCAAAAAGCGATTCCAGTTTGCCAAGTAGATTGGGAAATCTGTAGAAAGGTAGGGGTTGGGGATGACGGGCCAACCAAAGATGTGACCAATCGCGCAACCGTCTTTTTCGCCCAATTCCAAGAACAAAGGCAAGCCCGCTGTATCTTTTAATTGGCGCAAAGTTTGAATCATTGCGGGGCTAATGTGCCAAGCAGTAGATTCTAGTGACCAATACTGTGGTGGCAACGCGTTAGCCATGTTGACCACTTTGTTGTAAGTCACCGCAACGCCGCCGTTACTAACCGTAGCGATAGTATGAATACCATTTGTAATAGCCGTGCCACTAGTACCGAAAGCACTAGTAGCGCCGCTAGTGTAACTATCCAAACCGCGCAACCCATTAGTAGCGCCAGTTGATGTAGTTGTGCTACCCGCTTGGTCTGAATTGATAACCATTGATTGACCTTCAAGTTGCGCAAATTCAAGCGCCAAATCTTCAACAAGGGTCGCATCAAGTCCATTAACATCACTTAGCACCGCCGTTCTAATAGGCAATTGTGCAACCAACACGCGCACGGGCAATTGCCAAATAGAAGTGTCAACATTAGGTGAACCGCTATTAGGCGTGAATGTGTAACCCCAAGGGTTTGTAGAATTTGCGGCGTTACCAGTCTTGGCAACGAATTGGGCATCAGAACCCGCAACCGCAATTTGGCGTGAGCCTTGACGCAAAGGGTTTGCTTGACGCAAAGCCGCAAACGCATCATCAAATACAACATTACCACCAACACCCGAACCCGAACCAGTAATGGCGCTTGCTTCACGCAAATCGATATTTACTTTGCCGCCTTCGGTGATGGCTTGTTTGATTCCGTTCAAGATTTTTTCGGTGATAGACATTTTTAATTCCTATTTAAAAAAAGCGGGGGATTTTCGCCCCCCGCTAATGGCAACGCAATGATTAGGTCGCTGTGCCTGTTGAGCGATAGCGAACGCCCGCATTGGGATCGCGCACGCTTGTGGCCAATCTTTTTTCCCCGAAGAAAGTTATAAATCCTGGGGCCGTCTGGTCGTAGCGGCGCATAACCATGTTGAGCCTGTCCACGATTGTGTGGAATCGGCCCCAGTCAGCAAAGTACATTGGGTACAAACTGTTAGTACCCGCAGAACCTGTTGATGTTTGTGATGGTGTATCGCAATACTTGTTAACAACAACATCAAAGCCCATCAACTGACCCACGATGCCTTCAACCGACAAACCTTCGTTACGGTTAAAGATAGGTGCGCCGTTGTTGTCTTTCAATGCACGAATTGCGTTCAACAAGATTGGGCTAATCACAAACTTAGCGTTTGCAGTCCAGTATTGTTGTGGCAATTGGTAAATGAAGTTAACCACATCGGTATAAGTGATGTTGTTAGCGCCAACGGTGTTAGCGTTAGTGGTCAATTGGTCATAAGTGGCAAGGCTATGCAAACCGCTTGTAGAGCCTGTACCGCTTGTACCAAATGCCGCTGTGGTGCAAGTGCCGCCTGTGTAGGTGCTGTTAGAACCCGCGTATTGGTCAAGGCCTCGCAATCCGTTGCTTCCCCCGTATGGCAAAGATGTAGAACCTTGGTCATTATTTTGCATCATGCTGAGTGCTTCGGCCTGAGAAAATTCGGCCAGCATATCGTCAACGACATTGGCCTCCAAACCATCAATATCATCCAAAGCGGCAGTACGGATTGGGAACTGAACATTCAGGTCTTGCAACACGATTTGCCAGATAGATGTATCTTCGGTTGTAGCCGCGCCGTTGTTCTGAATTGCATATCCCCAAGCGGCCCCTGCATTGCCAATTTTGCTTCTAAATTGATATGACGAACCATCAGTTGCAACGGTGCGTGATACGCCGCGCAAAGGATTAGCCAAACGCAAAGCGGCAAACACGGGGTCATAAGCGGTGCGACCACCTTGGTTGTTACCTGAGCCTGTCAAAGCAGATGCTTCGCTCAAATAGGCTTGCATTTGTGATTCGTCAGCAAAGATTTGCAGTTCTTTTTCTACGCGAGCATTGCTTTTGTAGAAAGTAGCCAATTGTTCTTTAACGGAACGGTTCACATCTTGGCGAACTGTTTTTGTAAAAGGTTTAACAACGGCGGGGGCTTGAATCGATGCTACTTTGGCTTCCAAAGCGGCAATAGTTTCTTGCATTTCGTTTTTAATCGCTTCAACAGCGGCGGGGATTTTTGCTTCAACAGCGGCAATGCTTTCGCTTTGCTTGGCTTCGATAGCATCCAATTTTTCAATGATTGCTTGTGACATGATTTAACCTTTAAGTTTGGTATCAAGAATTTTTAGAAGTTCACGGGTTTCTAAAGCCGCGAGAATTTCCGCTTCGGTAGCCTCCGCATTTGAATCACTCAAAATAGGCGCAATTTCAATAGGTGTTGTAACTGCATCGCGCAATTCCAAAACTTTCTTGAATGTAGATGCGGCGGCTACCGCATCTTTTTTAGATAGCCCAACTTCACGCAAGGCTTGTTCCAAAACTTTTAAATCGGCAGAACCATCAGGTCGGAAATATTCCAACTTGCTTACTTCAGCCATTGGGTTGTTCGGGTACATCACTACGGATACTTCGCGTAAACCACCTTTAGTGATTTGGAAATACGCTTCATCAGATTGGTCGGGTTCGCCTTCAGCATTTACCATTTGGTATTCTTCAGCGTATGCACCAACGGAAACGCCGCCAAACATAGCGGGGCTTTCTTGCATAACTTTGTAAAGGTCTGAACCCATTGTGGTGTTTGTGTACAAACGCCCTTCGGCTTTCATGCCTGTATCATCAAATTCGAACGCATCCCATTGACCAACGGGGATTGCATCGGCATCGTGATTTACAAACATTGGTAGCGGGCGACCTGATTTCGCAAAATCTTCAGCCCATTGCATAAAGCCTTCGGGTTGGTAGTTAAAGCGCCTACCATCAGCGCCTTCACGCGCACCCCATGTTGTTACGGTGGCTTCAATTTTTCCTGTGCTTTCGCCCTGCTTTTCCAAAACTAGTTTGGCTTCGCAAACCATCATCAGGTTTTTTACGGTCATAGATTACCTCATCGATTTTTGTTCGGTCGATGTCTTGTATTAACTTAGGTGGTCGCCCTCTTTTCGGGGGCGGTTCTGTATTTGGCTTGTATGTTGCAAGCGATGCTATCACTAATTTAAAAATAGTGGACACTTTATTTTTACTTGCCGATATTCATTTTACGGGTTTGGTTTCCACCACCACCGCCAGTATCTTGGGGCGATGTACCTGTAATCGGCTTATCTTTGCCGCCTTTGTCTATCAAATCGTTTGCGCCTTCAATATTGGGCATACCCAAATATTCACGCGCTTCGTTGGGGGTCATAATCCCGTTACTAACGCCCGCGGTGGCAAAATTCATTTGGTCTAATGGTGCGCCTTTCAAGAAATTGCGCGTATCAAACTCAATAGACAAATTGGGGTAGCCAACAAACAAATGTTGTTTTAATTTCTGCTGAATGTTAATTAAGGTTGGGTACATGGTGGATTTATAAAATTCATCCATCATGGTTTGCGTATTGTTGTACTTTGAATCGCCAATACCAATCATTGCCGCAGGTACGCCAAACAAACCGCAAATACGCTTCATAGTTTGTTCTTTTAACTTAGCCGCATCAGTATCTTGCAAGGTCAACATATCCAAAGGCGTGTATTTCATGCCTTGGTCAAGCAACATACCTTGACCCGCCTTGCTTGGGTCGCTAGGTTTACTGGAAACCATTGCCGACCATGCTTCTTTCAAACGGGCGGCGATTTCTTTGTATTTGGCATCAGGAATAACTTGTTCGCTAGTAAACATACCGCTTGGCTTTGCGCCGTTCTGCATGATGTAGTTGGCGTACAAATCAATATCTTGGTCTAACGAAACCAATTCAGCGGCCAAGATGCCTTTGTTGAAACCCGCAGAACCTTGCCAGTTCATTTCCTTAATGTGCATCACTTGGTTAAAGTTCAGCGGTTCATCACGATTAAAACCGTAACTAGGTGTACTCAAACGATACGATGGATAACGCGCAGGGGTGATTGTTACGGCAATTAGGGTTGAATCCAAAAGGTACATTTCTAACGGGGTTTCCGTTGTACTCTTTTGGTCTTTACGCCACCAAAGGGTAAATGCTTCGCCCGCCAATTCGTACCACATTAGCCATTGATACCAAAACTCATAAGTGCTTTGGAAATGGTTAGGTTGCGCCAAAAGATTGGCAACTTGTTTGGCTTTTGCCTTATCCCGTGCGCCTACCAAATCGGATTTAACGGCATCAACATAAGTGCCATCTTCGGTTTGGCTAACCACGCGAATAGGCAGTTGGGACAATGCACGGGCTTTTGCCGCAACGCAAGCAATGATTGTTGAATTGCGCGTAAGCAATGACATATCCACGGGGCGACCCGCGTTATTGGTCGCGCCTGTGGTTACATAAAGTATTTGGGTATTTACATTAGGGTTCTTATTTTTGCCCTGATAAACAATGTTATTACCTAACGCTGACTGACCAAACAGCACATTTGATTCGTTTTTTTGGTCTTTATTGCGCTTGAAAATATCAAATATAGCCATGTTTTTACCCAATTTCCTGATGGTTTACCATTCAAAACTTCTAAACCCAAATGTATCAGAAACAAAAACGTTGTCTAGATGGCAATGCAAAGCCATAATCATCGCAATAATTCCGTCAACTTTTGCTGAAGTATCGGCTTCATTCTTACGCACCTTTACATTCCCGTTTACATCCGTGTAAACCTCCGCATTGGCCAGTTGCCATCCAACAAACGGGTTGCCATCGTGCATGATTCCCTTT